AGGTTGCCGTCGATGTAGTAGTTGACACCGGCGATGGACGGGATGGTGACGATGTCCGTGGACGCGTTGTACGTCGGCTGCGTCGGGGTGACGCTGGTGACGGTGCCGGAGAAGAACGCGACGACCTCAGACGGAGTGGGCAGACGGGGGTCCTGGCCCGCGGTGCCGTACAGCGCGTCCTCGAGGCTGGCCAGAGCGGCAGCATCCACCTTGGTGGAGTCGATGACCATGCTGGCCGTCGGCTTGTAGGCGGTGCCGCTGATCGTGCCGACATCGATGGGCGTGGTGGTGAAGCTCCAGCTGAACGCCATCGCCTCGGGCGAGTCGTTGACGGTCGCGTAGGCCTTCTCGGACGGGGCCGCGAGGGCGTTGTAGACCAGGTGGATCTTGTAGCCGAAGTCGTTGCCCCGGACGTCGTTGCCGACCTTGGTCCGGTAGCTCAGGCCGAAGGTCTTGCGCGACTGCTGCCCCATCGAGAGGCCAGCCTGCGGGTTGGCGGTGCCGTCGCACTGGGCGAACTCGTCGGGGTAGGTGAAGGCCTCGATGGTGCCGCCGAACTCCTCGACGGACAGCAGGTTGAGGTACTTGATGTTGTCCGCGTACTGCGGGTTGGACTCCGCGCCGGAGGGCGACTCGGTGAGGGTGGTCAGGCCATTCCAGGCGTAACCCTCGTCGTAGACGCCGCTGTTGTTCGGGATGTACAGGACTCCGCGGTCGACGCCGGTCTCGTAGAGCCGTTCACCGGTGGAGTCCCAAGCGAGCTTGGTCATGCGACTTCCTCTCAGAAGTACAGATTGAAGACGTAGTGGTGGAGGTTGTCCGCCGTGAAAACCCGGTTGAGGTTCGACAGAGGCAGCTGGGCGACATCGTCAGGAATAAGGGTGTCCGGATTCCTGTCGATCACCGTCACCTGATATCGCTTGGTGCGACTGTATGGGTGATTGCCAGCGAACTCGGTTTTCGCCGCGTCATGGGCGTAGACGATGCAGGGGTATTGCATCGAAAGGTTCGAGGGGGGCTGGAAATATACATTACGACTTCCCAGCACCCCCTCAAGGAGCGCCTGAAGCTCAAGCCTTGGGGCCATTGTAGACGCCCCCTAGCTCCAATATCAGGCGGGGGCTACGGACCTCGATGTTCGAGACTGCCCAATATGCCCCCGCCCAAATGACATAGCGAATGTTGAAGAAATGCCCGTTGGCGTACTCATCCGCAACGATACTGATGGAGTTACTCACCGAGAGGTCATTGTTGACGCTCTCACCCTCCCTGAACTTAACTGAATTCCGGACCACGTCTCCAAAATATGAGAACTCTGTGATCTGGTCTTCGTTCACGCCAGGGGAGGTTTCTACAGTCGTACCGTATCCCACCTTTCCAGAAAATCGGGTCATGACTGGGGTCGCCTAACTCAGGCGGACTTGCGGGTGAACGGCCACGAGTCCGACGCGTTGTCGGGGAAGTAGTAGCCAGCCGCCGGGACCGCGTAGACGGTCGTGGACGCGCCCGGAGCGAGGGCGGTCTGAGCACCTGCGGTGAGGGTGGTCGTGCCGTCGTTGCCCTTGTAGACCACACCGGTGACGGTCGGGATCGTGACGACGCCCGTGGTCGCGTCGAAGGCCGGCTTGGTCGGGGTCGCCTTGACGTTGGCCGCAGCGGTCTTCTTGATGACCAGCGCCGACTTCGGCTTGATGAGAGCGCCCGACATACGGGTCTCCATCAGGTACTTCTGCTGGTTGTAGTCGATGTCGAAGTCGTCGAACAGGTTGATCTCGCCACCGCGGTCCGTGCCGACGTTGTAGTCGTCCAGGTTGACGATGATGCCGACCAGACCGGTGACCTCCTTCATCGGCTCTACGGTGACGATCGAGGAGACGCCGAGAGCGTCCGCGACGGCGGCACGGTTCTCGTAGAGACGACGGCCCTGGAGGTCCTTGGCCTTCAGGAACTTGTTGAGCTCCGGGATGGTGGTGAAGAAGGTCGGGGTGCCGGTTCCCTTGTAGAACTCCATGCCGTCCATGACGGAGTCCACGACCTCGTCGTAGGTGGAGTTGGCGTCGTCGACGTTCACATACAGCGTGGTGACGAAGAGCTCGTGGTCGTTGATGATGGACCGGATGCCGTCGCCGCTGGAGGCGCCCATCGGGTCCTTGATCTTGTCCGCGTCGCTGACCTGACGGCCGTCGCCGAGCAGGATCGAACGCGCGATCTCCTCCTCGAGCATGAGCCGCATCTCGGCCTTGAGGAAGGCGACGATGTCGAAGTCCGTGATGTCGAGCATGTCGTCACGGTCGAGCTTCTGCTTCTTGTAGACCGTGGTCGGGCTGGTGGTCCGCTTGGAGACGCCGAACCACTCTTCGAGCTTGTAGTTCCCCTTGATGTAGCCCTTGGCGCGGGCCTCGTCCTGCGTGAGGTCGGCGGTGAAGGTCTTGATCCGGGAGAACGGGGTGTGGCGGGTGCCGTTGAGGACGCTCGAGACCCACTCGGTCCGGCGCTTGAGCAGGTCGATCTCGCCGGTCGCCATCTTCGCGTCCGGGAACAGGACGTCGATGTTGGTGATGCCGTGCTGAAGAGAGTCGACGTAGCGCTGGGACGCTTCGCGCAGCGAGCCGCACTTGACGGCGTCGGCGAAGATGCCCTTGATGGCGTCGTGACTCAGGACGTTCTTCTTGCCGTCCTTGGTGTCGTCGGTCTGGTCGAACACGTTGCGCGACATGTCGTCGGCTCCTTCCTTGTGGGTGAGGTCGCCCTCGGCGGGCTCGTCGGAGTGCTGGGCGTTCGTCATGGCGTTGTCGACGGCGGTGCCGACCACGTAGTACATGACGTTCTTCTGCTCTTCGGTCATGGAGTCGATGACGTCCTGGACCGTCGTGTCCTGACCGGCGGCGTGCTCGAGTTCGTCATCCGAGTCGTCCGAGCCGCCCTCGTCGTCCACGTCCTCTTCGTCGAGCGCGTGCTCGATTTCCTCATCGGTGAAGATCCGAGCCTCGTCGTCCAGCTCGGTGATCGAACCGTCGCCGTGACGGAGGCTGACGAAGTCGATGACGGCACCGGGGTTGGCACCGGCGAGAACCAGGCTGACCTCTCGGATGATGCCGTGCGTGACCTTCTTCGCCTGCTCCACCAGGTTGTTGGCGTAGATGGACAGGTGCTTGAGGTCGCCGTGCCTGACCATCTCCTTCGCGTTCTGACCCTGCTGGGTGTCGTTGAAGAACGCATAGGTGTACACCCCCTCAGGCCGGTTCTCGAGGATCGCGTGGCCGAGGACGTTCTCGAGGTTGCTGTGTCCGTGCTGGAACACCAGCGGGACCTGGACCTTGTCCATGTGCTCGAAGGCGCCGGGCATGATGATACGGCCGTCGGTGCACTTGAGCCCAGCCTTGGTGGCCCAGCCGCCGAAATCGGCTTCGAGTGTGGCTGCCATTTTGACTGTCTCCCTTCCTACTTCGATGTGTTTCGCCGGGCTCCGACGGAGCCGTCCTTGTGCATCTTGGCGATGCGCTCCAGAAGTTTCTTGATTCTCTCGTTCAGCGACTTGACCTGTTCGTCGAGAGACTGAGGCTTGTTCTTCTCTCGTAGCTTCTTCTCGTCCTTCGCCTTCTTGGCTTTCTGCGCTGCAGTCAGCTTCTGGGCAGGAGAGTTGGAGCTCTTCTGAGAAGTCTTCGACGTGGTCTTAGACGGGGCGACGCCACTCCGAATCTGGGCCTTCTTGACTTCAGCAGCTAGAACTTCCTGAAGCTTCTTCAGCCGTACCTTGAGTGCGGCTACTTTGGCTTCCTGCTGCCTTTTATGTTCAGCCTGTAGCTGTGCTCTCGTCTTGTGCGGGGGCGGCTTGGCCGAGCCGTGCTTACGCCCCTTCAACTTGCGAGTTCTCAGGTAGTACTCTCGCCGTTTGGTAGCGTCATACAACGTTGACGTGGCGTGTTCGAGTTCGTCAGCCATCCTCGATACCCAGGGTGGCGTAGATCTGGTCGATGACTCCGTTCATGTCATCCAACCCCTGAGAAACAGCATCTGAGCCCGGATCGCTGGAGGTGTCGATGGAGCCAGTTCCCGATGGAATATCGGGAGGAGCCGCTCCAGTCCCCATGTCGGTACCGGGTTGAGGCATGTTGCTGTTGACGAGCTGGTCGGCCTTCGGGTCGCTCGAGGGCTTGAACCCGATTCCCTGACGGATTTCGTTCGAGGACAGAATCTCGTTCCGGGTGAACTTGTCCGCGATCTCCGCAATATCAGCCATCGGAACCAGAGCGAACGGGTCGCGGAAGTACTGGATCGACTGGCCTTGCGTTCGAGCCGTCTTGGTCAGGAAGGTGCGCTTCATGGCCTCCGTGATCGCCTGAACGACAGGCTGGATGGTCCGGCTGAAGTAGTTCAGCATGGCCTTCTCATCGGCCGTGCCGTTCATTACCTCCGGGGTCAAGCCGAGTTCGCTGTAGAGCTTGTCGGTTAGATACTTGATCTGATCAAGGAGGTTGTTGTCGACCGGACGGTTCAGCTGGGTGATCTTTTCGGTACCGTCGGTGTAGGCGATACCGTACTTGCTCCCCTTCAGCTGGAACTCAATATCCTGCCGACGCTGTTCGGCCTGCTGGCGTCGAGCTTCGGTCTTGATCACATACGGAAGCTGGATGATCATGTCGAGCTTGCCGGAACTGGAGGCCTCGTCGACCGAGTCCAGCATGCTGAGCTTCCGAATAAGACGCTGCAGCGTGGAGTTCGGCTCGTTCATCACCGCGTAAAGCGGATTCTCAACGATAGCTGTCATCCGCTTCGGAACGGTTACGATCTTGCGATCGCCGATCCTCTCGTCGTAGAGACTGACGCGAACGTGCTGAGGCTGCCAGCCTACGATCTCACCGACACGGAGTTGGCGAATATCGAAACCGCCCGACTCGGAGGGGCTGATACTGGTCTCGACGGGAACGACGGCGAGTATGCCCCTTTCGAACAAAGTCTGGGCTATGTCCTGACGGAACTGCCGTGGTCCTTGGTCAAGGTTCGGGTCGACGGTGAGACAGTCGTGAAGACCGCTGGTCACGATGTCGTTTAGGTACCGTCCCTCTTCGTCTGTTCGAACGTGTCGAATATCGATGCCCGAGACGTCGACACTGAGACGGGTGTAAATCGACGAGATCAGAGTGCGTTCGCTCGAGTACGACGACCTGGTCCGACTGTTCGGAGGGAGGGCATAACCGAGGCCGTTTCCTCCGGTTACGTGCAGTCCATCGATATAGTTCGGATCGGTGAAGACATTCCAGCTGTGTTTGAGACCCTGCTTAACACGTGAAAACAAGCTTGCCATGAGTCACCTCCTTTCAGAAAGCTTGGCTCTAGTAGTTACCCGATCCCCATACCCTTGAGTAGGTCCTGTGCGGCCTTAAGACCATTGGGGTCCTTGACCTTGGAGTAGGCCTTCTTCCCCTCGTTGAGGATCGTCTTGTCTATACCGGACTTGTGGGCGTAAAGAGCGCCACCAACTACGATCGCCGTCGCTGCGGATGCGTACTGAGAGTTGCCGTTGAGAATATGCCGAGTTCCACGGATACCCTTTCCGGCGCTCTTCTTGATGTTCTTCCGCTTACGCTCCGCCACGGCCTTGGACGCGTGAATGGACATGTCCTGCTGGCCGAGGTGATGGTCGAACGCCTTCTTGTATGCGGGATCGTTCTTGCTCTTGCCCTCGACGGTGGCCTTGATCAGCTTTCGTCGGGTACCGGCTCCCTCGCCGAAGAACTGCTTCGCCCTAGCGAATTCCTTGGCATCCTTCTTGGCGGTTCGGTTGGTGCTTCGAGAAACGCCGGGAGGTCCGTCGTGCCGGACGCCCCACTTCATGCCCTTGACGCCGTAATGCACGAGTTCGGTCAACTCGCCTCCTCCTTTCTAGCTATACTCCTTGCCCGCGGGGAGCTTGAGATCGAGTTGAGCCTGGTTGATGTCGTCAGCCGACAGCGGATGGACATGCATCCGCTTTAGCGTTCCGTTGGGATTCAAGACGATAAGAGGGGCTTCAGAGAGGTGCCCACGGTCGTTGTCGTCTACAACCATGTTATACCCCTTCTCACGGATCGTATTGAAATAAGCGGAGTTAAGTGGGGTGGTAACTTCGCCTTGCATCTGGGTGAAGTCTTTATAGGCTCTGAGACCCAGCTGCTGGGTGTTCAGAGTCTTGACTTCCTTTGGGTAGTCGCGCTTAAGGAACTGGCGACCAGTAACGGTCTTTCCGTTCTTGAGCTTAATAGACGGCGTGTCCATGAGACCAACAAAAGCGTCCACTCGTTCTTTCTCTGATGGAGATTTGAGAGTGTTGAGCGCCTTATATGTGATCTCGTAGTGTTGCTTGTAGGTCTTGTTACCGCCGGTCTTGAACGGGTTCTTGCTGTTGGTGAGGG